GGAAAAGGGGATTTTATTAAGGGTTCGTTAACTCGTTCTTTACAGAATTATATTTTGATTCGGGAATTTATTCCTGTCTGTTCGATACTACCTTAATTTTAAATTCCATTTACTATTAAACTTAAACTTATTTCTATGTTTGTGTTGTCTTAGTGTATATATTTTCATTCTTGTTTTGGGAATACGTCTTGATTTATCTTGAAGTAACCTTACCCAGTGTTCTCTTTATTAGATTGTAGTTTTTATATTAAAATTTAAAATCCAAAAATATATATTCTTCGTAAAGTGAGTATCTTTTTCTTACTCCATGGTGAAAACCATGTTAAATATATTGTTCAATTCCTTATGCTTTTAAGGTGTTTTCTTCCTCGTGCTTAGGTTAATGAAAATTTTGATTTGAAATTTAGAATGTGTAAACGTGTCCCTTTGGAGATCTTGACTAGCGTCATCCTCCTCTGTTCGGTCGTATACCTTCTTTATGGATTTTCTTAACTAGTAATTTTGCTAATGTACTTTCAACCGTGTTGTTTGTTTGAGGGGTTATTTTGCCAAAAATTTGGGTTACACGAAATATTTATTCGTAATCCATCCGCCTTCTTCCTATGGCGGTGACTCATCTAAACAATTGTCGTCGGGTAAAACGATGTAGAATTCGCACTTTATAGTTCAAGCGTTTTCGAAATTTACAGAACTTGTCTTTAAAACAATTTTTAATTCACAATGGCTACAAATAACGAAAAGATCACTTGTGAGGTTCCAAAAACATTCTCCGAAACTATTCAATTGTTCTCCGTCGAAATGTTCAACAAGAAACAAAAAGCTGCTTTGCGCAAATTTTGCGCTGATTCTACTGGTCTTCTTCTTTCTGACAATACGTCCATGTATGACGTTGCTTGCTTATCCAAGCTTGCATCCTCTGATGTTCGAATTGTTACTATCCCTGAATTCCTTCCTCTTCGTGAGCAAGCTCGCCATCTTCTTCTTCATTTTCTTGACTTTGATCATCTTTTCCGTTGCTATGCTCATCACAATTCTCTTTGTTACTATCATGTTCCTTTCGTCTCTTCTATGTCTTATTATTCTTTTCACAAGCATTTTGTCCGGGACCACAATCCTGTGTGTCCTGTGCCTTCTCCTGACATCCCTGATTCTGAATTTCAAACTCAGGGCCATACTCGTCGTCGCGACAGTATGCAACAAAGAATGGTTCTCCATTCCCGAAGGTGTTATGCCAATTTCGATTGCAAACACACTTGGGAATATTGTCATCTCAATCCGAAAGCGAAATCCAAAGTATGGTGCAAATCGTGCTTTGGACCTCGTGTCATTCTTCCTCAACCTTTTTCTGATTTCGAATTTGATACGCAAGGTTTACAGGATTGGCTCCCCAGCTTCAAAACTGAGGTTGGCCTTTCCAGTGAACTCAACGAGAAGATTGACGAGGTTCTTAACCGAGCTTCCTCAATCTCTTCCAATCTTGCCGAAACTGTTGATACTGCTTCTACAAGCTCTAATCAAAATTTTCGCGAGATGGTTGATTTACTCCGTCAAATTCGAGAAGAAGGAGTCAAAGTTAATCATAACTTTAGCTCCAAACGTACAGAAACTGATCCTGAGAAAAGTTCTTCATCTTTCACTTCTATGGCTCTCACTTATTTGCCTTCACTTTTATCTATCGTTGTCGCACTCTTGTCTGATCTCTCTATAATGGCGAAAGCTATTCTTATTCTTCCTTCTTGTCAACAACTTTATGCAAATTTCTCGCTTCAAGATGTTATTCATTACATTTCTGATTTTATTTCTTCTCCTGCCCCAGGTTTTTCTACTCAAGGGCCTGCTGATGTTTTCTCTTCTATGACTGGTGTTTTGTTTCGTCTTCTGTGCAAACTTTGTGGTCTTGACTGTAAGACCAATGATATCGAAAAGCTTCTTCGTCGCCTTGATCTGATTCCCAAAGCCATTCGTGGCGGGATCCAAATGATCGAATGGATCATGACTATCTTCAAAGAAGTCGTGCGTTTTTGTTGTTCCAAGCTTAACTTGGAAAATCCATTTGCTTCTGAAATTGAACAAACTCTGAAACCTTTTCTTGAACGTTGTGATGCTCTTCTTGGTGTTATTCCTTCTCTTGATACTTTTGATTCTAAACATGTCGATTCTCTTTTTGAAGTGTATCGTTTGGGATTGAAATTGCAAGGTGAGTTTGCTAGCATGAAAGTGCCTGCTGCTCATATGCAAATTCTTTCCCAACGTCTTGTCGCTTTGAAAAGAAAATGCGATGCTATGTCTCATTTGGCTTTTGCTTCTGGCCCTCGTCCTGAACCTTTGTTTTTGTATTTGTGGGGTGAGTCTGGTGTTGGTAAATCCGGCGCCGTGAATCTCATTCAAATTGATATCGCGAAAGTTGACGACGATATGGACCCAGAACAATGGGTTAAAAACATCTACATGCGTTTTCCTGAACAGGAGTACCATGATGGTGCGAACAATGATAATCTGATCGAATATTATGATGATGCTTTTCAAATCTTTGATTCCAAAAACACTCCCGATCCTACTTTGCTTGAAGTTATCCGTCTTGGCAATATCATTCCGTATCCTCGTCATATGGCTGATGTTGCTGATAAGGGTTTCATTTTTGCGAAGCCCCGTATTGTTGTTTTGTCTTCTAATGTCGAAAGTCCTACTATCAATTCTCTTCAATGTCCGAAAGCTTTTGAAAATCGAATCAATCTCAAATTTCAAGTTTTGAATAACCAAGCGGTTGTTCAAGTGAACGGAGCTCCAACTACGCTCCGCGAATTCAATCGCCACAAAATGCAAATGAATCCGTTTGCCGATCCTCTTGATCCTAGTGTTTATCTCTTCAGAGGAAATTATCGTGGAAAAACTGTCTGTCTCAATTATGCTGAATTTATTTCTGTTCTTGCTTACGAATACAAGCTTAACTTGTGTCGTACCGGTGATACTCGCGGATTTTATGATAATTACGCGAAAACTCCGATCAACCTGGTTGATGTTTCGACATACACCCAGGGTGATCTTCATGATATTTTCAAACTTTCTGTTTCTGCTGAAATCAAAGTGCAGCTTCTTGAAGCTTTCTCTCGTCTTTCTGCTCATTCCGCTTCTCCTATTCTTACTGAAGATGAATTCAAAGAATTTTCTGAACTTTTGGCTTTTCATGGTGTATCTTCTCCTTGTGCTTCTTCTGAATCTTTCTATGATGCTCCCAACAATTCTCTTCTTGGTGTTGAACTTGGCTACAAGGTCATTACCGTTCTCGAAAACGGTGAAGGCCTTCCTTCTGCTTTTGATGCTCTTACTTCTCATTATCAATCTTGTCTTGCTGAACTCACTGATGCTCGTCCGTTCCTTGGTAGAATTATTACTGCTTGTACTTTCACTGGTTGGTGTCTTTCCATCAATCTTTTAGGTCAAATTTGTGCTTTTATTGAGGCTGATCCTGCTCTTCGTACCGATCTTCTTCGCTATTTCAATGGCAATGATGTTCGTCTTTGCGTTTCTACTCATTTCAATGATGAACAAAAACAAAAACCTTTTGATTCTTTGATCTTCGAACTCATGAAACGATCGGGTGGTCATCTCGCCCGTGCCGGATACAAAATTGAACAACGCTTCAAACATGCTGGCATGTCCAAAGTTAAGTATGTGGCATATGGTCGTATTTTCCATCAAGTCGGAACCGATAAAATCGAATCCGATATTTGCGCTTGGCTTCATTCTCTTTCTGAACAAGATCTTTCCATTTTCTTCAATGTCATTCTTGCTACTAGATTTTCTCCTGCTGAACTCAAGGAAACCCTCTCTGCTGAGTGTAAACTCACAAAGTGGGAAAAATTCCGTCGCTCCATTATTCATACTACTTGGGGTCTTTTTGATTCTCTTCTTGTTTCTCATCCTGTTTTGGCTTTGATTCTTGGCGTTTTGGTCACTTATACTGCTTGCACTGCTACCTGGACTGTCATTTCATTCTTGTTTTCTTCTGTCTCGGATTCTATTGGTTCTGCCTATAAAGGCGTTTTTACAACTGAGTCTGTGGTTTCTAAAACTGCAAAACCCAAGATTTTTATTTCTGAGTCTGTCGTTTCCAAAACCGCTAAGCCGAAAGGTTTTGTGGTTGAGTCTATCGTTTCTAAAACTGCTCGTCCTCGTCAATTTATCACTGAAAGCGATTCCGATTTTTATACCGCGGGTTTTGTTGATAACAACACCCAAAATTTGATCTCATCCAAAGCTCTTGGAAATATGCGTATTCTCAAGACTGGTCGTCCTGGAATGAATATTGCCTTAAATGGCTGTATCATGAAGGGAAGATGTTTCTTGACGTATAAGCATGCTGTTGAACAATTCCGTGAGCTTGCTAGTGTTAGCGATAATGTTGAAATGTATTCTTCTGATGGTGTTTTGATGTATAATTTGGCTTCTTCTTCTTTGAACTATGTTTTTCATGAATCTTCTGATGGTCTTTTCGAAGATCTTTGTATGATTGTCCTGCCACGATCTGTTGCTCCCGGCAAGGACATCTCAAAACATGTTATTACTGTTGACGACTATCGAAAGGTCGATGGTCGCGAATGCACTCTTGTGACTCCTCAATATCGTGAGGGTTCCAATCATGTCGCCTACCGAATCTCTGATGCCACTATTTTAACTAATCGTGGCTATGTCGATAATGGCGTCTCGCGCACTTGCGCGAAATTGATTGAGACCCGCATGGAAACCCAAAAGGGTGATTGCGGATCTATTTTGTTTTCGATGAATCCTTCTCTTCCAAGGAAAATTTGTGGTCTTCATGTTGCTGCTTCTACTGCTGGTATTGCTCGTGCTATTCCTATTACTCAAGAAAAATTGTCGTGTATGTTCTCTATCTGTGAAACTATCTCTCCTGAATGTTCTTCTTTTTCTCATGAGGTTTCTTCTTCT